ACAGTTGCACCTATGACAGAGGAAGCAATGGACAAGATTGAAGCATATCTTGCAAGATATAATGTAGAAAGTGTTAGTGCACCAAAAACAAGTATTATCCAAAAAAGCCCTGCTGGCTTTGGTAATATTGGTCCTAGTGCAGTAACAACATTTGAGGTAGCAGTTAAACTGCCAACAACACCTCCTGCACTACAAGAAGAATTAGCAAACGCAGCCAACATTCATTACGGAACAATTCGTGTTTACAATGAAGGTGAGTTTGAAGAAATCCATCCGTTAGATGAGGATGAAGCAGAAGAAGGTAAAAGTGTACTAGCAGACGCAGATTACAGTGAATCAGAAAAAGTAGATCACAGTGACAACTACGGCAACGAATTTGTAGAAAAGTTTGTTAAAAACTTACCAAAGTCTGAACTAAACACAGAGTATAAGGTATAATAAAATGGATTTAAGAGACTTAGTTAAACTAGCAGGCATCGTAAACCCAGAAGTTTTAAACAAACTAGAGCCAACTGTAGAAGCAGATGGTGCAGGTTTTGAAGATGCAACAACAAGACCACAAGAAGAAATGATGGATGACCCAATGGCAACAATGGGTAGTGACGCAGATTTAAGTCTACGCCGCTATTTGAAAGCAAAAGGTGATCATGTTACTGTAGATGAAGAAATTTATCCTGATCACACAGTAGAAAGTGTAACAGAAGCATACGAATCATTTAAAACAGAATCTGCAACACCGAATATGGACAAAGAAATTGCTGCATATTTTAAACAAATTAAAACACCTGCAAAAGGTTGGGGCGGCAAACTAAAAGCTGAAAATCCTGAGACTGTTATTTTATCAGCCGAAGATGCTGGTATTGCAGTTAGAGTTAACGGCAAAGAAATGGGCTGGGCAAGTGAACCAAAAGAATTAGCACAAATACTAGGATCAATGGACGTTGATAAAAATACTAGTATTATGCACAGTAGTGATGTAGACTTTGCTAGCGAAGAAGGTTTTGACAGCGACGATGGCGCACACAAATTTATCGACGCTGCAATGGAAATGTTGGGAATCAACGAAGCAGATGTTGAAGAAAATGCATTTAATCAAGCAGCAGCAGCGGCAGCACGTGCAGGTAAAGATTCATTTGAATTTGGTGGCAAAACACACAAAACTACAATGAAAAAAGATGTAGCACATAAATTAGATGATGACATTGATATGCTACGTAAATTAGCAGGTCTTTAAGAATGCCTACAAGCCAAGAACAAAAAGTTAAAAACACCATTATGGGAGCAACTGAACAAATTGATCGTTTGATTAAAGTTTTCCGTAACGATGGTCTAATGTGGAAAGCAGTAGACGAACTAGGTGGCGATGTTTCTTGGCTAGCAGACACAGTAGTAGCATTGGCTAAAGCAGCAAATGCGTTAGACGAAGCATATATGAGTGCTACAGCAAAAGATGAATCAGTTGAAGAGGCAGGCATAGGTGCGCCAGATTATAATCCATCTGCTGGCAAATGGGCCAGCAATATGGAATATGGTATGTTTACGCCAGAGGGCGATACTGAAGTTGAAGAAATTGTCAATGATGCGTGTGCAATGGTTAAACGTGGCACAGTTGATGTAATGGGTGCAGTTGATGCAGCAATGAGAATGTTAACAGATTTAGCAGAAATGACAGATTTTGAAGAAGCAGAAGACACTGATGTACGTGATAGAGTAGCACGTGAAATTCAGTCACGATGTGACAATATGGAAGAGTCAGCAGAATTAAACTTGTTAAAGAAACTAGCAGGTATTTAAAAAGTTAGAACTACAACCTTAAATTCAGGCGTTAAGGTTTACGATTAAAGGGCTACATTTTATAATGTAGTCCTTTTTTTTATAGATAAGTAATAGTATGACAGATAAAATTACAGAAGACCAAAAAGTTAATAAAACATTCTTACAAGCACTATCTATGATTGAAAAACTAGAAAAAGTTTTTGAGTCAAACAGCGACTTTGCAAATGCTGTTCGTAAAGTAGGCGGTAGAGTACAATACTTTGAAGAAACTAGAAAAAATCTGAGAAGAATAACGGACGATATTAAAGATGCACACTACGATGCATTACGTCATTTAGATGATGATAGTTATAATATTCGGATGCCGGTTCGTAAAAAAGAAAAACCAAAGCAAGAAGTTAAAGCATGGACAGAAGTTAAACCTGCTGCAGTTGAACAAGTTGTTGAACCTCCTGCGCCAAAACCTGTTGTTACTGGAAACGAACAAAGTTACAGTCGCTTAAAAGCAGAAGCCAAAGAAATTTAAGATAAGTATTAGTATGAGTGCAAATACCGACCTAATTAAGTCACCGTATCAGCGTGAAAAGTATACCAAGTCTCAGATTGAGGAATTGGCTAAATGTGCTATGGATCCACAATACTTTATTACAGAGTATGTTTGGATTCAGCATCCTACTAAAGGACGTATGAAGTTTGACTTATTTGATTTCCAGCGTGGATTACTAGATGCTTATCATAATCACAAATATAGTATTGCACTTATTAGTAGACAGATGGGTAAGTCTACTGCGGCTGCAGCATATCTACTATGGTATGCAATGTTTAATGCAGACCAAACAATTCTTATTGCAGCACACAAGTACAGTGGTGCACAAGAAATTATGCAACGTATACGTTTTGGTTACGAACTACTACCTAACTTTATACGAGCAGGTGTTACAAGTTATAATAAAGGGTCAATTGAATTTGATAATGGCTCACGTATTATTGCACAAGCAACAACAGAAAATACCGGACGTGGTTTAAGTATTTCAATGGCATACTTAGACGAATTTGCATTCGTTCGTCCTACTATTGCTCGTGAGTTTTGGACAGCACTTAGTCCAACACTTAGTACAGGTGGTAAATGTATTATTACAAGTACACCAAACCAAGATGATGACCAATTTGCACAAATTTGGAGAGAAGCTAATAAAACGCAAGATGCTTATGGAAATGAAAAAGAAACGGGGAAGAACGGTTTTAAGGCTTATAGTGCAGACTGGACAGCACATCCAGACAGAGATCAAGATTGGGCAGATGAAGAACAAGGCAAAATCGGTGAAGAACGTTTCCGTCGTGAACATTTAAACGAATTTATTGCGTTTGATGAAACACTTATTGATAGTTTAAAACTTACAATGATGGAAAGCAAAGACGTATATAAAAAGTCTGGACAAATACGTTGGTATAGACCTATTACAAAAGGCAAAACTTATATTGCAGGACTTGATCCTAGTTTAGGAACAGGTGGCGATAATGCTGCAATACAAGTTTACGAATTACCAGGCATGCGTCAAGTAGCAGAATGGATGCATAATAAAACACCAGTACAAGAACAAATTAAAATACTACGTACTATGCTAACTGAAATACAAGAACAGTCACCTGATGCAGAAATATACTGGAGTGTAGAAAATAATACACTAGGTGAAGCAGCATTAGTTGTTATTGCTGAAATGGGAGAAGATAATATCCCGGGCACATTTATAAGTGAACCTAAACGTGCAGGTAGTAACAGAGCATATAGACGTGGGTTTACTACTACAAACAAGTCTAAACTCAGTGCTTGTAGTAAATTTAAAACTTGGATCGAAACCGACAAGATGGAAATTGCTAGCAACACATTGTTGCGTGAAACTAAAACATTTATTGCACGTGGTAGTAGTTATGCAGCCAAAGATGGCGAAACTGATGACTTAGTAATGGCAGCATTATTAGTTGTTCGTGTTGCCCAACAAGTGGCACAGTATGACGAAACAACATACAATGAACTTAAAGACAGTTTCTCAGAAGAAGATAATATAGAACCAATGCCAATTACCTTTTTGGTATAAATAGTATGTAATAAAGAGAGATTAAAGTATGTTGAGTTCAGAAACAGTTGCAGAAAAGATTTTTAAGATACTCAAGGGCAACGGACACGAATTACAAATGTTTACAGACGAAGGAGATTCTACAGTAGATCCTTCGGCGAGTAGACGTTTCTACTTGAATGACACTGGGACAATGGTTAGTCTTGATGAAACCGATAACAGACGTGAAATCAAAGTAAGTATTGGTGCAACAACTGATATCGACATGCTAAAAGATACATTATATCAAGTTAAAAAATTAGCAAACAAAAGTATTATTGAATACACATTAAAAAATTATACTAAAGAAATCGAACCAAAGGATTTTGACTACCAAGCACAAAAGGTAAGAGACATGAATACAGTAAACGAAGCAATTGGCCAAGCATATGGCAGCACAAAAAGCAGTTATCAAAAACTAGAAAGTGCAAAACTTATTATTAAACATAATAAGCCTGTTAATGAAGAACAACGTGGATCACGTAGTAGAAACATTAGTGCTATCTATATTGAAAATGCAGATGGAGAGCGTTATAAGTTTCCAAGCAACAACTTAGCAGGTGGTAGAGCTATGTTGCGTCATGTCAAAGAAGGTGGTACACCATATGATGACTTTGGTAAGCACATTGTTGAGCAGTGCATTGAACTTAAAAAACTAAAAGAGTTTAAGCGTTACAGTGAAAAAAATAATCTAGTTAACGAAGATACAGCAGATATTGTTGAAGCAGTGGTAGGACGTATCAATAGTATTCGTGAAGGCTTAAACAAACTAAAAGGCAGCAAAACATATTCTGCAGCATTAGAAGCATTTTCAAATGACGGTGAAAAACTAGATGAAGATGACTTTGCAGATATTAAAGATAAATTTACAGTTTCATATTTTGATGAAAATGTAGAAGGTGCATTACCATATGTACAAGCACTTGTAAAAGAAATGCAAGTAGTGCGTGAACAACGTGCAGCCGTTGAAGAAGCAATTAGCAACTTAGTTACATTTGTAGAATCAAAAGATGCATTCAGTTTACGTGAAGGTACTGACCTAAAAGCAGATCCTGAAAATCCAATGAGAGCAAAAATGGAGTCAGCAAGATCGCAACTAGGTGCAGTAATGGAATATATCGCTAACGTACTAGACGAAAGCGAACAAGAATTGGCAACTAAATTGCAAGAAGCAAGTAAATTGGTTGACAGTATTCAAGACGATGCTATGCTAGGCAAGTCGGCTCGTGCAATCACACAGTTGATGCCTAAATTAAGTGTCGTTGAGAGAGAAGAAGTACGTTCAGAGTCTGTTAATTGGGAACAAGAATTTGATAAGATGTTTGAAAATTACGATGTAACTAAAATTTTTAATTGACAACAGACAAAAAACGTATTATATTAGTGATAATAAGTACATTGTCACAAAGGCAAAACTTAGGCAAACAAAACATAGGCAAAATTAAGGAGAATAACTATGGCATCATTGGCAGAAATTCGTGCAAAACTACAAGAACAAGATAACCGCGGAGGCGGTAATCAATCGAGCGGAGGAGGCGATAATGCTATCTTCCCATTTTGGAATATCCCAGAAAACTCAACTAGTGTAATTCGTTTCCTTCCAGACGGAGATTCGAGCAATACTTTCTTTTGGCGTGAGCGTCAAATGATTAGACTAGAATTTGCAGGTGTCGAAGGACAACCTGATTCTCGTCGTGTAACAGTTAATGTACCTTGTAACGAAATGTGGGGACCAGTAGGTAGTTGCCCAATTCTGTCAGAGGTGCGGAACTGGTTTAAAGATCCTAGTTTAGAAGATATGGGTCGTAAGTACTGGAAAAAACGTAGTTACGTATTCCAAGGTTTTGTAGTTGAGAATTCACTCGATGAAGAAACTCCGGAAAATCCAATCCGTCGTTTTATTATTAACCCAAGCATCTTTAACATTATCAAAGGTGCACTTATGGATAGTGACTTTGAAGAACTACCTACTGATTATGAAGCAGGTACAGACTTCCGTCTAACTAAAACTACAAAAGGTCAATATGCAGACTACTCAACATCGAGTTGGGCACGCCGTGAACGTTCGCTAAACAGCGACGAACGTGCTGCAATTGATACATACGGTTTGTATAATCTAAATGATTATCTTCCTAAACAGCCTAGTGAAGAAGAACTTCGCATTATTGGCGAAATGTTTGAAGCAAGTGTTGATGGTAAATTGTATGATCCAGCAGCGTGGGGTAACTTTTACCGCCCAGCAGGTGTACAAATCGACACATCAAACAGTGCACCAAACACAGGAACTAGCGCACCAGCACCTAGTCCTGCACCGCAGCCTGCGCCTGCTCCAACTGCAACTCCTGTAGTTGAAGAAGCAACAGTAAATGACACAGGTTGGCAAGAACCTGCTCCTACAGCAACACCAGAACCTGTAACAGCAAATGCAGCAGAAGGCGATAAGCCTAGTGCACAAGATATTCTTGCAGCAATTCGTGCACGTGGAAACTAATTCTTAACAACCCGGCGGGGCGGCACAAAGTCGCCCCATTCTTTCTAGGAGATAATTATGGCAAAACCTTTTGACATTGCGAAATTTCGCAAGAGCATTACTAAGAGTGTGCCTGGTCTTAGTAGCGGATTTAGAGATCCAGATACATGGATTAGTACAGGCAACTATACATTAAACAAATTAGTTAGTGGACGTTTCGATGGCGGTATTCCACTAGGCAAAGTATCAGTTTTTGCAGGTGAATCAGGTGCTGGCAAATCATTTATTTGCTCAGGTAACTTGGTACGTGAAGCACAAAAACAAGGTATCTTTGTTGTGCTAATCGATACAGAAAATGCACTAGACGCAAAATGGCTAGAAGCACTAGACGTTGATGTTAGCGAAGAAAAACTTCTTAAACTAAACGTAGCAATGATTGATGACGTTGCTAAACTTATCAGTGAGTTTATGAAAGACTATAAGTCACAGTATGCAGACAAAGACGAAGAAGATCGTCCTAAAGTATTGTTTGTAATTGACAGTCTTGGCATGATGCTAACACCTACGGATGTTGATCAGTTTACAAAAGGTGATATGAAAGGTGACTTGGGTCGTAAGCCTAAAGCACTTACAGCACTTGTTCGTAACTGTGTGAACATGTTTGGCGACTACAATGTAGGACTAGTAGCAACAAACCACACATACGCATCGCAAGATATGTTTGATCCAGACGACAAGATCTCAGGCGGACAAGGCTTTATCTATGCGTCAAGTATTGTTGTTGCAATGCGTAAACTTAAACTAAAAGAAGATGAGCAAGGTAACAAAATTTCAGAAGTACGTGGTATTCGTGCAGCGTGTAAAGTAATGAAAACACGTTACAGCAAACCTTTTGAAAGTGTACAAGTTAAGATTCCATATGAGACTGGAATGAGTCCATACAGTGGTCTTGTAGACTTAGCAGAAGGCAAAGGCGTACTAAAGAAAAGCGGTAACCGTTTAGAGTACATTGATAAAGAAACAGGTGAAGCAATCCTCAAATTCCGTAAAGCATGGGAGGCTAATGACGAAGGTGTATTAGACTTAATTATGAAACAATGGGATGACAAAGAAGTCGATGATGTAGTAGAAGATATTGAAGCAGATGAACTAAATATCGAAACAACACTATCTGAGGAATTGACTATAAATGAAACTGAGTGAAGGCGAAATCGAACAGTTTATGAATCTGTGGATGGCTATTAAACCATACATTACTGCAAAAGACAAATACGATGCTTGTCAAAAGTTTATGATGACATTAGAAGAAACAATCGATATTGAAGATGTTGCAGATGAGTTAGTTGGATATGATGGTACGGTTGACAAAGTACTAAGAGACCATTATATTGAACATACAGACTTTGATGAATATAATGAAGATGATGAATGGTAAATGTCACACTGGTTCAATGAAATCCGCAAGGACTTTAATAAAATAATTCCTGCAATTAATTATTACGAAGCACAATTAGACGAGGCTCGCATAGAGTGTAGTCTCAAAGGCAATGTTGAAAAACACAGTAGAGATATGCCTGGTATAGTTGAGCATCGTTTTAATCAGTTGCAGGAAATTGAGGCTATATTAGAATACCTCAATATTGAATTACGTAAAGTTAAAACAGAAAAATACAAAAAGTTTCTCGAACACTACAACCGTGCTCTTAGTTCGAGAGATGCGGACAAGTATGCTGAAGGTGAACAAGAAGTAGTTGACCAACAGCATATTTGTAATGAGTTTGCACTTATACGAAACAAGTATATGGGACTTATTAAAGCACTAGATGCTAAACAATTTCAAATCAACAACATTGTCAAACTACGTGCAGCAGGACTAGAAGACATTAGTTTGTAAAAAAATTACAACTCTTTGAAAGTGCAGGATTCTTTTCTGCACTTTTTTCTTGACCTTTGGTTGTACAATCACTATATTATATATGTAGACGGAGAAAACAACATGACAGCATATCAAGTTTACTTAGATCAAATGTTCGACGCAATGTCCAAAGCAGACCAGTTAAAAGCAGTTAAGCAAAGTGTTGCTAAACAATCTACTACTACTTGGTCCGATATCGCAAAACTTGCAAAAGAGATTCAGTAATGTTGTACAGTGTAATCGGCGGTACTAAAAAAGAACGAGAAGCAGTTACTGAAGCACTGTGGTTTGCCAAACAGTATTGGCTGCCACGTCATCGTAAACTTGCTGTTGATGTAGAGATTACCCGGCATTTGGATGTAGATGCTGATTGCTTAGAAGGTGACGACGAGCGTGAATACGAGATACGTGTCAAGCGTGGGCTTGCATATGAGGATCTTGTTACTGCAATTTTTCATGAGTTTGTACACGTTAAACAAGATGTACTAAAACAGTTTCCTATGTTTACTCCCAGTGACATTCCTTATATGGAGCGTCCTTGGGAAATCGAAGCATATGATGAACAAGAAAAAATGTTAAAAAAGTTCAAAAAAGTTTCAGAAAAGACTTGACAACCAAGACATCTTACACTATATTATACTTGTAAGCAACAAAGAAGAGGACTTCAAAAATGGCATACATGAATCAAGAGAAGAAAAAAGCACTTGCACCAGGAATCAAAGCAGTACTAAAAAAGTACGGGTACAAAGGCTCAATTGCAGTTAACAATCACAGCACTCTTGTAGTAAACATTAAAGAAGGCGTTGCTGATTTTATTGGTATGGCAAACGAAAAGAATCGTGAGATTGCAGAGCGCCGTAATCAACAGTATTACCCAAGCAGCGGATATGTTCAAGTTAACACTTACTATCCTGAACACTACGGTGAAGCAAAAGAGTTCCTGGAAGAACTTATTGCTGCAATGAAAGGTACCGGTTGGTACAACAATACAGATGCACAGATTGACTATTTTGACATTGCTTACTACTTGGATATCAATGTTGGTCAGTGGGACAAGCCTTATGTATGTACAGCAATAGCGGAGGCAGCGTAATGAAAGAAGTGCAATACGATAAAATTGATAATGTAATTGTTCAAGACATTGACATGAAAGATTGGCCGGACTTTTGCGATGCATATATCGAAAGTTGCGATATTGATGGAGTTCCTGCAACAGAGGAACAGTTAGAGTTTATCAATCAAAATGGAATGTTTGTTCATGAGAAAGTATGGGAGGCATTGCACTAATGAAAGATTGGCTTAAAATTATAGGATATTCGATTGCTATTGTTGTTATCTTTGGTTCTATTGGATGGTATACAGTACACACATGGAGCGATTGTTTAGAAGAAAATAGTTTTCTAACTTGTGCACGAATGTTATACAAATGAAATGGTTAATATCAAAATTTAGCGACAATGAGCGTGGAGTGTTTATCTTTGTAGGAACAGTGTCCTTTGTTTTGATTCCTATTGCAATTGGTGCAATCGCATACTTTGGAGTAAATTAATGAAACTTGCAGACTTTAAAATGATGGAAACCAAGTCGCCAAATGGTGTTCAAGTTATACTAAGTTTCGGTGGTAAGTATGATCTTAGCATTGTACAGAATGAATTTTCCTATGGTAACAACCAAGGCTTGTATGAAATTGCAGTATTCGATGATGTAAATCAAGTTGAACTTCCTGGTATTACTGCTGATGGTGATACAGTAAAAGGTTGGTTAACTGAAAAAGATGTTGACAATATTATCAAAAAAATGTATACAATAACTATGGAAACTCCAGTACAGATATAATTTATGACGGTCACGTAGCTCAACTGGATAGAGCAATTGACTTCTAATCAATAGGTTGAGGGTTCGAGTCCTTCCGTGATCGCCATAAATTATATTAGCCCTCTTGGTGGAATGGTAGACACAAGAGACTTAAAATCTCTCGCCGGTTACGGCGTCCCGGTTCGAGTCCGGGAGAGGGCACCATAATTTGCTCCTGTAGTTTAATTGGTTAAAACAATGCGCTCATAACGCATCAGAGTCGGGGTTCGAGTCCCTGCGGGAGCACCAAAAATAATTGTTGACAAACAATGATTTATATATTATATTGTTGTTAACATTCCAGATTAGCTCAGCGGTAGAGCAGTTGACTGTTAATCAATTGGTCGTAGGTTCGATCCCTACATCTGGAGCCAAACATAGGAAGCGTGGCTGAGTGGTTGAAAGCGCCGGTCTACTAAACCGTTAGACGTGAAAGCGTCTCGTGGGTTCGAATCCCACCGCTTCCGCCAATAAATAAACATATGAATAAAGTATGTACAGAATGCAAAAACGAGTTAGGACACAATGATTGGTGTTCAACTTGTAGAGTAAGAAGATAATGCCGCTATAGCTCAGATGGTAGAGCAACTGATTTGTAATCAGTGGGCCGGGAGTTCGAGTCTCTCTAGCGGCACCATAATACAGTTTCCAGACCGACGGGTCGTGGATCGTGGTGACTGAATAAGCCCTTACAGTATGGGGCTAAGGTAATGTCGAAGGAACTTAGCGGTTCGTCTTAGCGGATGCAGGCAGGTATGAGTCCAGTTAGACAGGTAGTACTGGCAGTGGCTCATTGGAGGATCCTAA